GCGCGTAGACAGATCGTCGGCGAAGACCCAGTAAAGATCGCCGTTGAACGAGGCGCCGACCATCGCGGAATACGGCAGCGTATTCCAGTTCATCCTGACCAGCATCGCCCTGCAGGCTGCTTGGTGATTCTCCTCGAGCGTCAGTTCGTGATTGAAGGGAACGAAGATCGCGCCCGCCTCAACCTTCGCCTGAATCCGCGCGCCGCGGCTGTTCGTGGGTCCGAAATATCGTGTCCGTATCGCCTGCATGGTGAGTCTCATGTCCGTTGATGATGACTGTATCGACGGGTACAGAATAATCTTTAAGAAGATTTGCTGTCAATGATTCAATATGAGAGGTGCGTCACAAAAGCGGCAATACAGCGGCTGCATGAGGCCTACGGCTATCAGGTACTGGCTATTACTATATAACACCCCTTACAACAGTAATGGGTATTTACAGAGTAGCTATAGCTATTATAGGGGGTGCCTTATAGGGGTTTAGGGACGAGCGCGGAGGGGTATATGGATTTTCGATTTTTTGGTGTAAGTGATGCTAGGCCCGTTAGACGCTGCGAATGAGCGACGGGTTATGGGAGAGGTCAGGTTTTTCTTACTGTAGCGGGGTTAAATCAAGGACTTAGCTGTGCCGCCACTCCTACACAGCCACACTTCGAGCTGTTTGTCAAGCCCCGAAATCGGCCTACCGGGCGCCTGTTTGGTCGATTTGCGATAGGCGTTTTTACCAAATGTGGCCATCGGCTTATGACGCATTGTCTTATGACAGCGTATGCGTTATGCAGCATTGAATTATGACAGCGTTGGCAGCAGGCTGGGCCAGGCCCTCGGACGCGGGCTCAGACTTAACATAATGTACCGCAAATCGAGCAGCCAGCGCCCTGATACGTCGATTTGCCGGATTATGACGTACTGCGTTATGTAAAATCGAAGGGCGAAATCGGACGGCTAGGCGATGGGTTCCACGTTGGCATCGCGGGCGTTACGCCCACTCCTTCCCCCCAAAAAAAACAGCTACACGAATGTAGGTAATTTGATCTACATCAATGTAGGTCGATTTATCTACATCACTATAGCTTGACAATCATCAACACGATCGACAACATAATTACCTACACAGGAAACGAGCTAGCTATGACGCGAACCCCCTTGAACCTAGCAATCAATACAGAATTGTTGACCCGATTCAAGTCGCTCTGCGCAGCTCGCGGTGCGAAAATGACCGCTGTGCTGACGCACCTGATGACCCTATGGACGCAGAACCCGGACCACTTCAGAGACGCTGCCGCCAATGCGGTCGCATCCGCGCGCTCGGCCAGTTCTGGCGTGCTGGAGTCGGCGATCGTGGCGGCGCTGCGCCAGACCCTCGCCGATTTCAGCGAGACGAGCATGCGGCTGCACAGCGAGCACCTGACAGAAAAGAGCCACCTCGAGGCGTACGCCGGAAACCAGACGGACGAGCAGAAAAAATGGCTCTCCGACGAGCGCCAGTTCTGGGCGACCCACCCGATGCGCGGCTACATGCAGCGCTACCCGGACCCGCAGGCTCCAAGCGAGCCCACATCTGCCGCGAGTGCGCCGCCCCGGGAAATCGAGCCCGCGCCCACGCCCGCCGAGCCCGCGAACTCGCCGCCCCCGGACGATTCAGCCGACGAGATGTGGTAGCGCTCGAGCGCCGGCAGAAGGGAAAGTGCGCCTGCGGCTGTGGCCGCGCGATCGCGCCCTCTCCGCCGTTCAAGTACCACGTCGATCACATCGTGCCGCTCGCCAGGGGCGGCTCGAACAGTCCGAATAATTTGCAGCTTCTCGCGCCGATCTGTAACTTGACCAAGGGGGCGAGACTGTAGGAGCGTGATGTGACCCAAGGGCTCGCCGTCCCCGGCGCAGGCGTCGGAGCGCCAGGCGCGTCGAACTCGAGTTTCGCAGGCGCCGCCCCGGCGACCTTGACCCTCGCCCAGTTGAACGCCGCGGGCTCGCAGCCCTCAGGGACCATCCAGTACACGACCGACTCGGGCGCCGTCGTCTCGAACGGCACGATCTTCGTGGTCCCCGGCCAGGCCTCGAGCGCAACCGTGTCGAGCGTCTCCGTCGCCGGCGCGAACGGCTTTGCGGGCACGGTCGCGAACCCGACGACCACCCCCGCGATCACCCTCCAGACCACGATCACAGGATTGCTCGCCGGCGCGTCGAACGCGCTCACCGCGTACCAGACGGCCGCGAATTCCATCCTGGGGAATAACACAGGCTCGAGCGCCGCGCCGATCCAGCTCACCATCGCGCAGCTCGAGACGATGCTGAACTCGATCCCGAACTGGGTGCCGCTCGCCTCGATTGCGCAGGCTGCTGCGAATACGCTGCGGGGTAACGCGACAGGGTCTGCCGCGAACGTCGCCGATCTGTCGATAGCACAGGTCGAAACTTTGCTGAATTCTGTCGCGAACTGGGTGCCGCTCGCCTCGCTCTCGCAGATCGCGGCGAACACCATCATCGGGAACAACACAGCGGGGACGGCGAATCAAGCCGCGCTCACCGTCGCCCAGGTGCAGACCCTGCTGGGGTTGACGACGCCCGGGAACGTCTCCGCGATCAACGTCCAGGCCTTTACCTCGAGCGGCACGTGGACGGCGGCCGCGAGCGGCTACAAGCAGGTGCAGGCGATTGTCATTGCTGGCGGGGGCGGCGGCGGTGGTGGCACCACCACTGCCGCAGGAACGTCAAATTCAGGCGGCGGCAGCGGCGGTGGCGGGGGTGGATCGAACCTAACTTTCCCTGGCAGCTCTGTTACGTCACCTCAGACCATTACTGTGGGCGCTCAAGGCACTGGTGGCGCTGCTAACGGCGCAGGCGGCAATGGCGGCACGTCGTCCTTTGGAAGTTTGCTTTTTGCGTATGGCGGCGGAGGTGGCGCTCCAGGGCAAAGTAATGCCGTATCTGGCGGTGGCGGCGGCGCAGGCAACAGATCCGGCGGCTCAGTTTCACCTGGAACTACCGGTGGCAATGGCGGGAACAGCAACGGAGTAAACGGCGGTGCTGGTACTCAGGGCGGTGGTGGCTCGAACGGCGCTGGCAGCGGCGGCAGCGGCGGCGCTAACGGAGGAGCAGGCAGCAACGGATCTGCGGCATATGCTTTGCTTGGCGGCGGCGGAGGTGGCGCGGGAGGAGGCGTTACCGCAGGATCCACCACGACAGCAGGCGGAACAGCGCAAAATCCTAACAACTTAAGCTCTGCCGCTGCGGGTAGCGCAGGATCGGGCGGCAACGGCGGCAACGGAGCAAACGCATCAAGCGTCGCGCTACTGCAAAATTCTTTTGCGGCCGGCGGCGGCGGTGGCGGCGGCGGCTGCGCGATCTCGACATTCACTGGTGGCGCTGGTGGCGCAGGTTATCAAGGCGGCGGCGGCGGCGGCGGCGGATCTGCGAACACCACGGGCGCGGCCGGCGTCGGTGGCGCAGGCGGCGGCGGGCTCGTCGTCGTGATAGCGTACTACTGACATGGCTACGTACGCCGTCGTCAACGCCTCGAACGTCGTCACCGACTTGGTCCAGTGGGACGGCGTCTCGCCGTACTCCGTGAGCCCGTCGACCCTGGTGCTGGCCGGCGTCGGCGCGGCGATCGGCGGGACGTACTTGGCTGGCGTGTTCACGCCGCCCGCGCCACCGGCCGTGCCGACCGACGTCGTATACTCGGTGTCGCCGGCCACGGGCGCGACCGTCACCCTGCCGAATGCCGCCGCGCCCTGGCAGAAGATGATCCTCTACCTGACGCCGGCGACGCTCATCGCCGCGTTGACGATCCAGATGCCGCCGTCCCCGCAGAATGGCGACGCCCTCATCATCGTGTCGACGAAAACCGTGACGCTCATCACGTATTCGCCCGCGGTGGCGAACGCGCCCGCGACGATCGCGCTGGGGTCGAGCATCCGAATGACGTACAGCGCCATCCTGGGGCTGTGGATTCCCTGGTAACCCCATGAAATACGCGCACATCGTCAACGGCAAGGTCGTGAATTTCATCGAGTGGGACGGAAAAACCCCGTTGACCGTCGAGGGGTCGCTGCGGCTCTACCAGGTCGAACACCACGAACCCGCGTGCATCCCGAAGGTGATCCCGCCCACGCGCTGGCAGACATTCAAAGAGAAGCTATTGCGTCATATCCGCAAGTAGTCAATAATGCTTCGCATGGATTCACATGGAGCGTTATGAAGACCCTGACCTGCCGCCTTGAGGATGAGGTGTTTCACCAGTTCAAGGTGCGCTGCGCCGTGGTACGCCGGCCGCAGGCGCACGTACTCGACGAGCTGGTGCGCGGGTTCCTGGGTGCCGAGTTCACGCCCGCGCCGCCGCGGCCGGTCTCGGAAAAGGTGCAGGAAGCGCTGCACGAACTCGGCCACGATGCGATGGACACCGAGTTTTGAGGCGCCAAAGGCTGGCGCAGGCGCATTGGGAGGGCGGTTGAACCGCGCGCCCTGCGGTTGCTATCACGGCGAGAAATGCACCCCCTCAACACGCTGTGCCGAAGATGCGTTGCAAGACGCGCTGCTGGCGTCGGAGCAGCATTAAAAGAAGTAGTTCAATGAGCGCATTACTTGATCTGCCTTTTGGGTTTTCCCAGACGCCGCCCGCTTCCCCTTGGGGAATCAATTTCGGTGGAGGCCTCAATAGCACAGCCGTTATTGTTGAATGCCGCAACCGGGGGTGGGTGCCTGATTGGATTCTGTTTGCCGACACCGGCAGCGAGTTGCCAGGGACCATTGAGCATGTCGCCAAAGTGGCGGCATGGACTGCTGATTGGTGTGAGGTGACGACCGTCCGCTGGGAGCGCGTCAAGGGCGAAATCAAGGGATTCGAGCCGCTGCATGAGCATTGCCTACGAACTGGCTACCTCCCGAGTAAGGCCTACGGTTACGCGGGCTGTACCAGCAAGTGGAAGATTCAGCCAATGGACCGGTGGCGCAAGGCCCACGGATTCGATCAAGGGGCGTTTGCCGTAGGGTATGACGCCGGGGAGCATCGCCGGATAAAGACCGCCTGTGAGCGCGGAGACGAGCCTGGTTTCAGCGCGTGGTATCCGTTGGTAGCGTGGGGGATAGACCGTCCTGGCTGTCAGACGATCTGCGAAAAGGAAGGATTCACTGTAGGCAAGTCGTCCTGCTTCATGTGCCCAAACATGCGAAAGACCGAATGGCTGGAACTGAAAGCCATACATCCGAAGTATTTCGCGCTGGCGGTCGAAATTGAGCAGAACGCCTTCGACCACGGCAACCCCGGCCCGAGAAACGGTCTGTACAAAGGCGGACTGCTGGCGATGGCAGAAAGCGCCGAGGAACCCGACTTGCTGACCGGACTGGAAGATCGTTGCCACCACGGCGGGTGCTTTACATGACCTACTCACAATCTCAGACAGAGGTGAAGCCGTCACAATCTGCAAAGGATGCTGTCGGTGGATTGTGAGCAGCGACTCAGCTTGACATGTGACATGTCACGTGCTATACTGTATCCGTCAGTCAAACAAACCGGAGACATTTATGGCAGCACAGAAAGCCGAACAGGTGAAGGGTATCGCCAAGAAATATTACCCGATGATTCAGGACTGCGAGGCCGATGAAGATGGCTACTGGATTTATCTCAACAAAGGGTGGACGAATGGTGACTGCCATACGATCCATGAGGACAGCAAGACTCAAGCGATCAAATGCTTACCGGGTGTTTTCGAGTGCAAATGCAAGATTTGCAGCGACCCCACGGCCACCTTATGAAGGATGCCGCGCAACGCAAGCGCGACGAGCGGCAACGGATGCGAGCGGAGGGCTATGTCCTCCGCCAGTTCTGGGTGCATCCCAAAGATTGGGCGCGTGTGCAGACGTACCTTCGCCGCGTCAACACCATCTCAAACAGAGGTAGCCCCATGAGCGTACGCGGAGCAATGATTACTGTGATGGCGACGGAGCTTGCCCATGCCGTGGCGGCTGACGACGCTCACCCGGACGGCCACGACATCAGCGCCGGTATGTTTGGGACTGCGGTGTCTGAACTGATCCGCAAAAGAGTGGATGAGTATCAGGCACTTGGAGCGGATCTTGCCGCCGCAGAAAAACGCATTGCAGCGATAATCACTTGGCTTGAGAAAAATCAGCCGAACGTTTTCAGGCGCGGCATATGGGACGCCGTAGCAGCATCCTCACAATCTCAGACAGAGGTAGCACCGTGAACGATAAGATCAAACGTTGGCATGGGGTCGGGCACGACAACACGCCCCAAAACTTCGTGACCATGCTGGCGCGATGACCCCCACGGAACTCGGCTTCATGATCCGCGGGATGTGCGCGACACCGGGCATGACCGAGGACGCGATCGGCGCGCGCGCGATCTCCGCCGCGCTGGAGGCATCCGGCGAGAAGGCGCCCGCACCGCAAGGGTATAAGCGCCTGAACGTCCCGCTGTTCTGTTTCCATAACGTGTCGATTTTCGAGCCCTGCGCCGCCTGCCCGATCGCGGGCGAGCGTATATTCGGTTTTTCGATTCCGCCGAAACTGCGGTACATTTACCTGTCACTCGAGGATCTGAACCATGTCGACCGGAATTTCGCCGATGGGAGTCGTAACGCCAGGCATGCCGGCGTCGCGCCCGACGACCCCGCGCATGACGCCGCAGCAGATGCAGGCAGCCCAGGCTTCCCTGGCAGCGCGTTCGCAGGGGGAGGCCCGGCGCTCGAACATTTCGGGCCGGGGGACGTCCCAAGGCTCCGCGTCGTCCCGGATGAACGCGGGGACGGGCGGGATGACCCGCGCGAACTCGACGTGACCTGATGGACACCGCAGAACAGGTCCAGAAGCTGCTGCGCCACGGCGAGGCGCGGTTCGAGGCCGCCGAAGCGGTCGCCTCGAAAAACATCCACGGCCTCATGCATGCGATCCGCGAGATTTACCAGCGGGTGTACGGGCGCGTCGCGCTCGACATCCACGACTGGCGCTGGCAGGCTCAGGCGCTCAAGAATCACATCGTGAACGAGGGTCCGCCGAAACGCGACCCCGTCAAACCTGCAGGGAGCAGTGGCGAGGATGCAGCGCACAAGCCGTGAACCCGTCTCGACGAAGGTCGATTACTCGCCGCTGCTGCGCGCCATCATGTACCTCGATGAGGTCTTGAAGCGCGGCGTCGTCATCGGTGTGTACGAGGACTCGCGCGAGGTCTCGGACGAGGACATTAAGCGGGCGCTCACGAACGTGAACAGCCTGCTTGCAGGCACCCGCGATGAGATCGACAAGCTTGCGCGCTCGCTCGCTCGAGCGCAGGCGCCCGGAAGCACGCTCCTGCAGTGATGATGACCCTGCTCGTCCGGCAGGAAACCTTTGCGACCGGGACGTGTCTGTGGACTTTTGAGCTGCTGACCGCGGATCGCACGATTCTGCTTCGCATCATCAAAAGCGAAGAAGGCTGGAGCTATAAAGACATGGTCCGCGAGGCAGAGCGAACGGCGCACATGTACGCGGTCAAAATGGTCATCAAATGCTGAACCCAACGCCCGACGACGATTACCACCCCTACGACAACATCGCGAAGCAGGGCCAGATCATCGAGATCCCGAACGGCACGAAGCTGGTCGTCGTCAATCACTGGGACTGGCCGTTCGCGTGGATCATGTCGATCGCGTTCTCAATTGGCATCGTCATCCTGCTGTGGGCCGGAAGGCGCAAGTGAGCGAAGCGTTTGACCTGCGCGCGTTTTATCGATTCTGCAACGCGCTGAAAATCGACACGAAGGAACAGGGGGAGATCTATCTTGGACGATCACTGCTCGGCACTCAAACCCACGTCGCGAACGAAATCGCTCAAGGAATGGAAAATGGTGTCCGTAATTTCGTCACCCTTAAGTGTCGGCAAATTGGCATATCTACTATCTCGCTCGCGTTCGATCTGTACTGGATCTTCAAGTATCGAGCCCTGTCAGGAATGCTCGTTACTCACGATGAGCCTTCAAGAGACCAGTTCCGGGTCACACTCGATATGTATTACGACGGCCTGCCGGAACAGTTCAAGCAGCGCAGGCTCGTCAACAACCGCAACGCGCAAATCTTTGCCAACAAATCCCGACTCATGTACCGAGTCGCCGGCCAAAGAAAAACAGGTGGCGGGGGACTTGGACGCTCTGCTGCAATTCCATTCCTACATGCAACAGAAATCAGTTCGTGGGGAGACCCTGAAGGACTGAAGTCCTTGAAGGCGTCGCTCGCGGAGACCAACCCGCGCCGCTTCTATCACTGGGAGTCGACCGCGCGCGGCTTCAACCACTTCTATGACATGTGGGAGGAAGCGAAGAAGGCGCACACGCAGAAGGCGATATTCGTCTCGTTCTGGGCGAACGACTTCTACCGCGCGAAACGGCATTCGGACCTGTGGAAAGCCTACTGGGGGCACAAGGGACGGCCGACGTCGGATGAACGCGAGTGGATTCGTGAGGTCAAGTCCCTCTACAACGTCGAGATCGACGATACGCAGATGGCGTGGTGGCGCTGGAAGGTGGCCGAGGACATCGGTGATGAGATCACCATGATGCAGGAATTCCCGCCCACCGAAAACCACGCCTTCATCGCGACCGGCTCGCAGTTCTTCACGGCATCATCCATCAGCGACGGCTACAAGAGGGAGCGAGGCTATGAGCGACCGCGATACTACCGGATTCAGATCGGCACCACGTTTAGCGACACTACGCTCATCGCCACTCCTGAAAAGCTGGCGACCCTTCGCGTCTGGGAGGAACCGAAAGCGAAGGGCACGTATGTCATGGGAGCTGATCCAGCGTATGGATCATCCGAATGGGCAGACCGTTTTTGTCTATCAGTGTGGCGTTGCTACTCTGATGGGATCGTACAGGTGGCGGAATTCGTCGATCCCGACATGGCGACTTATTCCTTCGCGTGGGTACTCGCTTACTTGGCGGGCGCGTATGAGCCTTGCCGTGTCAATCTGGAAATTAACGGGCCAGGTCAGTCTGTGCTGGCAGAGCTTCAAAATATGAAGCGGGCGATGGTCGCGCGCGGGCAGAACGACACCCAGCAGCGCGAGGCGCGGACCCTGATGCACGTCACCCGGAACATGGGCTCGTACCTCTACAAGCGCCTGGACGGGATCACGGGCTCGGCGATGGGCGTGCATACCCTGATGGGTCACGACTTCAAAGAGCGCATGATGAACACCTTCCGCGACTATTTCGAGCGTGGCATGATCGAGGTGCGATCCCGGGGGCTGCTCGATGAGATGAAATCCATCGTGCGCGAGGGCGGAGCGGCGCCGGCCGCGCCCGACCGCTCGAAAGATGACCGCGTGATCGCCGCCGCGCTCGCCTGCGTGACCTGGAACGACCAGGAGCGCACGCGGCTGCTGACGATCAACGCGACACGGGAACTCGTGACCGCGGCCGAGGGCACAGGTCCGGGCGGCGTGGTCGACAAGATGGTCGCGAATTACCTGAAGAAGATCGGCATCAAGCAGACCACGGGCATGCGTCGATGAAGGTCGTTACCGCCAGCGGCTTCGCCTTCACGCGCGATCACCCGCACGAAATCATCAGCCCGAACGTGATGCGGTTTGAGGAAATCCGCGAGTGGCTTCGGACCCTGTCGACCGATCCGGCGTACGGCTGGTTCCCGGGCGGGATTCATGGCCTGCAGCGCAGCTTGGGGATGAACAGCAAATACGCGATCAAGAGCAAACTGACGCGGACGTGGATCTGGCCTCGAGAACAGGTGCGCCTGACCGCCCGGATCAATGACATTCTGGACGGCTACATCGTGCCGACGCGGTTCCCCAACAAGCGCGTCGAGGGCGTCTACACCGATCCGCCGCGCCCGCCGGTCATCAACCGGCCGCGGGTGATCCACGGGCAGGCAACGGTGGCGGGGCTCACACTGTCGGCGCACCGCATCAAGCCTCCGCCGCGGCTGCCGGAATTTCGCGATGCGTTCGTGAACGTGCCGACGTGGCAGCTCTCGGAAAAGAGCCGCCGGCCGTAAAACCGGCGGCAACACTCTGCCCTACAAGGTTCGGCGCCACTGTAGCGCGCGGCGGCGAACCTCGCAAACGGGCGGGTGCTATGGTAAATAGGGCCATGCCGCGAATCGTGAAGGAATGGGCTTGCGCAGCTCACGGGCCGTTCGAGAACGCCTCGGGCCGCTGTCCGTCCGGCTGCTCGCCGCGGTTCGTCGTCCAGGAGATCCGCAGCGCCCCGGCGATCCGCTCGGGCGCCACCGATCGCACCGATGCCACCGTGCAGTCGCTCGCCGATTCCTACGGGATGAGCGACATCGCGAACGGCGGCGACGGCGAATCGGTCATGACGACCTTGCGCAAGAAACCGTCGTTCTCGCCGACCTGGGGGCACGTCGATCATGCCGCGCCAGGCTGGTCGCAGCGCGGCGAGACCGCGAAAACCGTGAGCCCTGGCACCTATGGCGCCCCCGCGGAGAATCGCATCGCCGAGGTCAAGCCGCTCCTGTCCGGCCCGACGCCCATCATCCGTCACCAGCCTTTCCGGCCGCCGGCTGAGTAAGTGCTGATCCCGAAAAACGTCGACGACAGGTGGGCTTTTTATGAGGCCACGGCCCAGTCGTGCAACGCGAGCCGCGGCGATCGGCGCCGGCTCTACCAGACGATGCGAAACTATTACATGTACGGCTCGGACGGCTCGTCCCAGTCGCCCGCGCGGTTCAACAAGCTGTATCCGCATCTCGATCAACTGACCTCGTTCCTCTACAGCCAGGAAACCACGCGGTTCGCGACCCAACTCGGCGTGTCAGTGTCCGACCTGGAATTTAAGAAGCTCGCCAGCGTCAACAAGGCGGTCAATGACGAGTGGAATTCGTCCAACATGGACATCACCTTCGGACTCGCGCTCCTGTGGGCGCTCGTCTATGGCTCGACGTTCATCAAAACCATGTGGAACGGTAAGTCGATCCGTCCGTACGTGGTCGATCCGCACAATTTCGGGGTGCTACGCGAGGACACGCCCATGCTCTCGGAGCAGGAGGCGGTGACCCATAGCTACTACATCACCGAATCGCAGCTTCGCAACGAACTGAAATACCACCCCAGGCGCGAGGAAATTCTGACGCACGTCACGAAGGGTCCGAAAATTGCGACCGCGCAGGTTTCCCCGCTCGACCGCATCATCACCTCGGCGTCATCGCCGATGGTGATCGGAAACCTCGACTTCGATCTCGCCATCATCCAGCGCTACATGCCGAAAGTCTCGGAGCCCATGATCGAGATGCAGGAGATGTACGTCTGGAACGACGAGATCGACGACTATCAGGTCGTGACGATGGCCGATCCCTACGTGCTGGTGTACGACCGGCCGCTCGAGGGGCTGTTCATGAAGGCCGAACTACCCTTCACTCAGGTCTGCCCGATCCCGGCGTACGATTATTTCTACGGCTACATCGAGTGCGAGCGCCTCATTCCGGTGCAGGACTTGCTGAATCAGCGCTGGGAGGAACTGCGTCACATGATGGCGAAGCAGGCCCGGCCGCCGAAAGCGTTTACGGGTTTCCCCGGCATCACGGATGAGATCGCGTTCGCCTTCGACACGCCGGATGGTCAGGTGAACACCGACATGCCCGGCGCGAAGGTCGACGAGCTGGTGCCGCAGATCCCGGACGATCTGTTCCGTGACGTCGACCGCATTGAGGCCATGTTCTCGGACATCTCGGGAATCAACAACGTGATGGAGGGCAAGGGCGAGGCCGGCGTGCGCTCAAGCGGCCACGCGAGCCAACTCGCACGCTTAGGATCTTCGCGCGTCAAGAAGCGCGCCATGATCGTCGAGGATTCCCTTGAGAAAGTCGCGACGCTAATTCTTCAAGTGAAACAAGAATACGACAAGCGGCGCCTGAAGGAAGAAGGCAAGGACCCCACGACTTTCATCCTGGCGCAGTTCACCTCGGACTTCGTCGTCAAGGTCGACGGACACTCGAACAGCCCGATTTTCATGGAGGACCAGACGCAGATTGCGTTTGAACTCGCGAAGATCGGCGCCATCAGCAAGAAGCGGCTGCTGCAGCTTGTCAATGTTCCCATGCGTGAACAGTTGATCTACGATTACGAATCGGAGATCGAACCGGCTGAGGCTGCGAAGGCGGCCAAAGAGGAGCAGTTGAAGGAGATGGAAATCAGAGCGAAGGCCATGCCACGCGGGAGGTAGCGATGCGACGTCATAAACGCAAGACTCGTCGATGACCGTATGATACGGTTCGAGTGCAGCATCCAAGAGGGGGGAAATGTAGCCCATGATAGGAGATGCACAATGGCTCGCAAGAAACGGCGCGGTCGCAAGTCTCGCCGATAAGGCGCCTTGCATAAGTTAAGCCGGGGTCAAACCCGGCTTTTCTTTGTCTAAGATTGATGGATGTTTCGCGGCAACCAGCACGGCATCAGTGACGTCGTAGAACGATTCAAGGCCAAGCGCATCGAGCGCGGACCTGACGACTGCTGGATTTGGACAGGACCAAAATTCACCCGCACTCCATACGGCCAATTCAAATTAGCCGGCGGGAAAACCGCAAGCGCGCACCGCGTTGCTTTTCAGCTTTTCGTCGGTGAAATCCCTGAAGGCATGCATGTGTGCCATCGGTGCGACGTGCCGTTGTGCGTGAATCCTAATCATCTTTTTCTCGGCAATCAGGACATCAATCACGCCGACAAAGCCAGAAAAGGCAGGGCGGCGAATCGGCATACTCGACCCGACATGAGTGTGTGCATTCGCGGGCACTCGGACGCGTGGTACGTAACGCCAAACGGTACGCGCTACTGCAAAACGTGTCTGAAGATGAGGCAAGCCGCCCGAAAGTCCCGAATTTATTTGACATAATTACATTTCGCTCAGATGATCCACGGTCATGAGCGCAAGTCCCGAGGTCATGCAAGCCAACGGTGGCAAACCCCCTGGGGGTCAGCCGCCACCCGGCATGCAGCCCGGTCACACCCCGCCGCCTGGCGCAGCTCCCATGCTGAGCCCGCAGAAGAAAGAGGGGCAGCAGGAGGACGGCGCCGTCAACGCGCTCCTTGCGAAAAAGCTGCTTGAGCGCGCGCTGCCGGCGTTCGGCACTTCCGATTCCAAGGGTCAGGCGATCCTAAAGGCTCTGACCGCGCTCTCGAAAGCGTTCGGCAAGGATGAATCCTCGACCGAGGAACTGACGCCGGCCGAGAAGATGCAGATGCTGCAGGGTCTCGCCGGCCCGGGCGCACCGCCGCAACCGAAACAGGCGCCGCCGCAGGGTGCTGCGCTGCCGCAACCACCGCCAGGAGCATGACCATGTCTGGAACCCGCCTGTTCAATCCGTCTGACTCTCTTTCCGGCCGCGATCCGCTGTCGAACGTGATCGACGATGGCATGATCGTGAACCCGCCGCGGTACGCTGAGCTGGGCGGCCTCGAGAGCGCAAGCAAGACGTTCAAGAACAAGATGACGATCAGGAAACCCGCGGGCACGATCCGCAAAGTCCCGGTCTCGTAAGCGCACCGCAGGGACGCCGCCATGTCATCACTCGAAAATCAGACCCAGGAGCAGCGCGAGTCGGCGGCGCTCCGCAAGCTGTTCAATCACCCTGAATTCGGCCGGGAGGCGAAGCGCCTCTACAAGAAGGTTGAACCCACGGCGAAGTTCGACGAGATCGAACTCGAGGACAAGATTGCGGCCGAAGCGAAGAAGCAGCAGGAAAAGATCGAATCCCTCGAGCAGCAGATGATGGAGCGCGACGTGCGCGATCGGCGCGCGGCGAATCATCGCATGATCGAGGAAGCGGGTTTGTCCGTCGAGGCGGTCGAGAAGGTCATGACCGAGGAAAAGATCCTCAAGTACGAAACCGCGATCAACTATCTCAAAGGGCAGAGCGCACTGGCGCCGCCCACGCCGCAGAACGTCACGCCGATTCGCATGCCCGACAACATGGCAGAGATTCAGAAAAATCCGTCCGCGTGGGCTCGAGGAGAGGCGTTCAAGGCAATTAATGAGTTGAGGGCGAAGCGATAGGAAGAATTTGGAAGCGGGGGCTCCACACAATGACACGTAACAGCAGTTAACTCGGAGCCAATAGCATGCCAGTTTTTGGACAGGGCATAATTCCCTCAGGCAACATCGGAACAGAACTCACGTACGTCACCCGCCGTGCGTTCATCCCGAAGATGGTCGTCCAGATTTACAACACGTCGCCCTTGTTCGCGGCGCTGTTGGCCAACGCGCAGACCGCTTCCGGCGGTGTCTCAAGCGTGACCGTCCCGGTGCAGGGTCAGTCGTTCGTCAACACGCAGTGGTCGGACTACTCGGGTGCTTTCGCTCAGCCGCTTGCCCAGCAGGGCGCGTTCGTCGGCGAGTTCAACCTGAAGTCTCTCATCACGCCGATTCCGTTCCTCGGGATGGAAGGCGCGGTTCAACTCGACCACGCGGTCATCCCGCTGATCGAGGCACGCATGAACGACTCGACGAACAACATGGCGGACGCTGCGAGCCAGGCGCTCTACAACAACTACACGGTCGCCAACCAGTTCATCGGTCTGCCGGGCGCGGTCGACGACGGCACGAATCTGGTGACGTACGGGAACATCAACCGGACGGCCAACACCTGGTGGCAGAGCAAGCGCTACAACGCGGGCGCCGTGGCGCCCACGCGGTTGAACGTCCTGCAGTACATCAGCGGGGTGAACAAGAATGGCGCCGAAATGCCGACGATGGGCATCATGGGCTTCGGCACCTGGACGCTGCTCGCGCAGAATTTCGTGTCTCTGGAGTCGTATCAGATCCAGCCCGGCAACGGATTCGATTCAGACGCCGATCGGCCGCGTGCCGCTTTCCGCGCTCTTGACGTGGCGGGAGTTCCGATCTACGCCGACCCCTACTGTCCCGAAGGAATCCTCTACCTCATCAACACGAACTACATGAACCTGTACGTTCACGATCAGGCGAGCTTCGCTTTTTCCGGGTTCGAGTCGCTGCTGTCGAACTACCAACTGGGGTACATCGGGATCGTGCTGACTCTGGCCGAGCTGGTGCTGACGAAGCCCCGGGCGTGCGGGGTGGTGTCGAACTTCACGTACCTGACGATTTAAGGGAGCGGCGCCATGTCAGACCTCAAGATTGCAGTTCCGGGGTTCGTCTTCGGCCTCGAGGAAACCACCACCCAGGTGCCGGTCGCGTTGGGCGCATCGGGCACGTTCGCGGTTGCGAACAACATCGCGACGTTGACCTTCACGGCGGCGCACGGCCTCACCATGCAGCCGGCGGCCGGCACCATGCCGAATTTCTTCTTCCAGTTGACCGGCGTGACCGGCCAGAGCGGAACCGGCACGCTGAACGGCCCGATCTTCCGCATCCTGTCGATTCCGTCGACGACGACCCTCACGTTCTACACCACGGTCACGGCGGCCACGGTTACGGGCGCGTCCCTGATCCCGGTGTTCATCCCGAACTTCAACGTGAACGTGCAGTCGGTGTACGCGGGCGGACCTTCGTACCTGGGCGCGACCACGCAGGGCACGCCGCTGCAGACCAACAACGTGAACATGGTGCTGGGCGCGAACTGTGTCGTGCAGTACAACCCGGACAACACGTCGCTGATCTACGACTCGACCACCGGCAGCACGCCGGCCGTCGCGCCCGTGTTCCGCACGCTGACGGCGGCATCCTCAAGCGCCCAGGTCTGGATGGACGGTGTCGGCGGGACCGCGATTTTCGCATCGGGTTCCGCCGGAACCACGCGCGCATCGATCATTCTGTAACGACGATTCGGGGGGCTGATGAGTGCCATGATGGAAGATCGGACGAATTACATCCGGGTGACGAACGGGAATTCGAAGCCCGTTCATGGCCGGTACGCCGGCCGCGACTACGTGTTCAAGCCCGGCGTCCCGCTCGACGTCCCCGAAGCCGTCGCGCGGCACGTGTTCGACTTCGGGAAAGACGACAAGGCGCAGGCGCTCAACCGCTTGGGCTGGGCGAAATCGAGTGACGATCTCGACGCCGGCATGGCAATGCTCGCAAAAATTTCCTTCGACGATCCTCCCGAACTCATCGAGGCGCCGAAGGCTCAAGTTGAGGGCAAGAGGGGCCGCAAGGCCCTGCCCCACAGTACCGGCGCCGCTGGCCCCCCCGTGAACGCTGGTGGAACTGAGGGGGGAGGGTTCAACTCTCCCCCCGATGGCCCGAAGATCGGTGAAGCCGAATCAGCGGAGGGCGCCGACGAAGATAATTTTTGAGTAAGGGGTCATGAGCTACACACTGCAGACGTACCTCACCGAAGTGCAGCAGTTGCTCCATGACCCGAACGGGAATTTCTGGCCGGTCACGGAACTGACCGGCTACATCAACATCGCCCGAAACCGCATCGCCAGCGACACGAAGTGTCTGCGGCAGTTGGTGACCTCGATCCCCCTGGTGGCCGCGCAGGAACTGTATCCGATCGCCGCGACCGTCGCGAGCGCGCCCACTCCCATGCTCAACAACGTGATCGACGTGATGGGAATCAGCCTCTACTACGGGAACGCGCGCTACAAGATGCTGTACATGTCGTTCTCGCAGTTCGATGCCTACGTGCGCGCCTATCAGAGTTACCAAACCCGGCCCGTGGTGTTCACGCGCATGGGTGCGCTCAACATCTACGTGGGTCCGGTGCCCGATCAGGCGTACATCACCGACTGGGATTGTGCGATCGAACCCGCGGCGCTCGCGCTCACGACCGACGTCGACACCATCCCCGCGCCGTTCAACGCGCCCGTGAAATACTACGCATCGCACCTCGCGAAGTTCAAGGAGCAGTCATACGGCGAGGCGGACATGTTCGAGAAGAAATACATGCGCGAGGGATTGCGCGCGCAGCGCGTGTTCCAGACCCGCGTCTTGCCGAATCCCTACCAGACTTGAGCCGTGGCCAACCAGATCCCCGCCAAGGGTGAGGAACCTCGAGGCACGAAGGTTTTCAACCAGTGGAAGGGCGTCAATACGCAGTCGTCCCGCAACACCCAGCCGGAAGACACCTTCTGGAATCTTGAGAACATGCAGCCGATCGGACCCGGGAACGTCCGAACGTGCAACAACATCTCGGCGTCGCTCGTCAGCTACAGCACGGACACGATCTACTGGTTTCAGTACATCAACCTGCAGGGCGTCGACTACATCATCCTCTTTTCGGTGTCGGGGAAAATCTATGCGTACAACATCGTCGCCCAGACCTCCACCCAGATCTCCACCGGATTCTCTGGATCCGGATCGCGCGTCGTGCAGTGGAAAAACACCAATGCCCTCTTTGTCGATTCATCCGGCTACTACAACTGGACTGGATCGGGTGCTGTCACCCTCATTTCTGGAACCGGGGTTCCGACATCCGGCACCGACATCGCTGTGGCGTTCGACCGCGTCTGGATCGTGCAGGGACGGCTCATCACGTTCTCTGGGGCAGACGACTACTCGGCCGCCTCGTTCACGGTGGCAAACGGAGCCGGATCGCTGGCCCTGACGGACCCTGCGCTCAGGAACACGGTCACCCGGCTCTACAGCCAGAACAGCTATCTGTACATCGTCGGACCCTCGTCGATCGCAGCGATCTCGGATGTCTATGTGCCATCCGGCGCGAATCCGCCAACCCCGCTGTTCACCAACACGACAATCCAGAACATCATCGGCTCGGATCAGCCGGGCAGCTTCTTCCCGCTGGGGCGCGGGTTCTGTTTCGCGAACCGTTATGGCGCGTGGGCGCTCTACGGCGTGCAGGCGGAGCAGATCAGCAAGGACATCGACGGGACGTGGAAGTACATCAACACGTCGCTGCAGATTTCCGCGGGCGCTGCGGTGTCGAACAACAAAATATGCGGCGGGTTCCTGGTGCAGCGGTTGAACGACCCGCAGTTCGGCTCGAACACGGTCGTCGCGATGTACTTCGACGAAAAATGGTGGTTTGCGAACTACGGCTCGCTCACCTTCATCGGCGGTGCGCTGGTCAACAATCAGCCGGCGCTCTTTGGGCTCATCGGCAACGCGCTGTATCAGTTGTTCGCGGACCCGACCACGGGACCGGCCACCGTGGTGTCGACGCCGCTGTGGCCGATGGAGGATAACTTGGCCGACAAGGAAGTGATCCGCGCCGGATTCGAGGTGACGGTATCGGTGTTCTCGGGGTCGTTTGCCATGACGGTCGATACCGTCAACAACGCAACGGCGGCGGTGTCGCTTACGGCGAGCGGCGGGGTCGCGTGGCAGAACAATGCGGGGAACGTCGTCAGTTGGAAGAATAATTCCAACGTGGTCGTCCTTTGGAACTCTTTCGCGTACCTGCTATATAACTCCGTCGCGCCTGGCGTCTACGGGAAATACGTCGGGCTCACGATCAAGGCCGCCGCGTCGATCTATCAGTTCAGCGCGACCGACATGGACTACAAATTAAGGGCGAGGTGGCAGTAATGGCAGGCTCAGTCACGGTTCCGAATCAATTCCAGGCGCAGAACGGTCCCATCCCGCTCTCTCAGCTCGACAACAATTTTACGGCGCTGTCTGGGCCGTTGAACGCCGCGGCGACCTTCAGCAATTACTACGTGGATTCATCGGGTGCGGCGAACACACTGACGGTGACGATCTCATCGCCGCAGACGTTTTCGTATACCGCCGGCGTGCGCTTGGATGTGAAGCTGTCGAACACGAACACTTCATCGACGGTCAACATCAACGTCAACAGCTTGGGCAATCAGGCGATCGTCAACGGCGACGGCACGTCGGTCGCGGTCGGGCAGTTGGTCGCCGGCATGATCCTGTCTCTGATGTACAACGGAACGAATTTCCTGCTGATCGGCGCGGCGTCAAAGCCTGCGTCGATTGCGCCGTTCACGTCGACGGCGGCTGGAAACGTCACATTGCCAGCGCCGACTTCTGGAACCGCTCTTGCGGTTGTCGGTGCGACTGGAGCGTTTTACACGGCTACATTTGCCAATTTGCAAAACTGTGTTGTTGAGAATTCAGCCGGAAACGGGTACGCGCCGTCTTATAATCTTTTAATCAATGCTTTTGCATCCGTGAACACGACCATCAATGGAACTGCTAGCACCGATGTCAACGGAATTCCCCCTTTCTATTTCGGAATAGGTACGGCTGCAAACATCGGATTTGCGGTGGGGATCAACGGTGCGACTAAATTTTCGATCAGCCCAGCGGGAGCGATCACATTTACCGGCGCTTCCTTGCAATCAAGCTACAATTTTTCGGGAGCACAGGGGTCATCTTCAGCGACTGCTGGCAGCGCATCGGCACTCCCTGCGGCGCCATCAGCGTATTGGGCTATGCAAGTAAACGGGACGAACTACAAAATACCGCTTTACAACAATTGAGTTGCAAAGATTTACCGTTTTTTGTCGCTTATGTAGACGGTAGGATGGAGCCTACGGTGGGAAAGGACGGCAGCAGCATGGGCGACCTGAATCCCTGGCACATACTGAGCATCGTTATGACCGGGTTCACTGGTTTGCTCACATGGCTTGGATTGAAGCAGATTTCTCGAATCGAAGCGCTCGAAAGAGACAAGGCTTCCGGCGCGGTCGTGTCGGTCGAGGTCTCGAAAATCGAGGGCTCGATCCGCGAGATCCGCGAGCGCATGGACACCCACAACAACCAGACCAACGTTCGCCTGGATAATATCTTCCGCGAGCTGGTGTCACGGCAGTAGCACTTGCCGACTCTCGACATCTACGCGCAGACCTCCTTCAAGGACCGGATCGGCATCGAGATGTTCCTGCAGGCGCATCAGTCGCGCCATGATTCCTACGTGCAAGCTGCTGCACTGCAAAACTTAAATCTTCCGGCCAGCGATTTTTCCACGTACCCGGACGACGACTGGTTCAATCGACACTACAACATCCACATCGCGCTCGCCTCTCTGGTGGTCCCGACGCCCAACATCAGCATTCAGAACCTCTCCGAATATTCGTGGGACAATTCGGATGACTTCTTCACCTGGATGCAGACCCACACGCTGGTGCATCAGCAGCTCGATCAGTATTTCGGGAACCTGTCGTGATTTCGACCATCAATCCGGTCACCGAAGTCGCGCAGCAGAAGGCCGCGCAGGCCGCGCAGGCGCAGGCCGCGCAAACGGCAGCCGCGAACAATCTCGCCGCCGAGAAGGCGATTCCGCAGCTTCAGGCGGACCTTAATTCCGACAATTTCACCGCGGCGTTCAAGCTCGCCGAAAGCACGGGGAATTACGGCACCACTGACAGCGCGGTGACGACGAATCCGCTCCTGCAGGCGCTCGAAACCTCGACCGGGCTGCAGGAACTCGACCCCACCAAAAAATTCACCGAAGCCGAGGACACGAACTATTACGAGGCGCTCACCTCAAGCGGCATCTACAACGCAAACCTCCTGGGACAAAACCCCTACGGCGACTGGGGCGATCCCACGAAGGCCGCATCCGATGCCGCGACCAACTACGCGGCCGCCCCCGGCGCGGACCCGAACGTGGTGCAGTACGCGGGCGCCCGCCCCAGGGAAACCTTCCTCGACAAGTACGGCAGCGATATCGCCGCCCTGGCGGTCACGGCCGCCACCCTGGGCGCAGGGGCGGAACTGGGCGTGGTCGCGGCCGGCGCCGATGCTGCGGGCTCTGCGGGCGCGCTGGGTGCCGAAGCTGCGCTGGGTGCCGCCGCGGGGGTGGCCGGCGGCGCGGTCACGGGCGGGAACTTGGGCGAAGATGCCCTGCTCGGCGCCGTGGGAGGCGTCGTAGGCGGCGCGACACAGCCGCTGACCAATGACATCTCATCGACCACCGGGCTCGGCAATACGGCCTCCAGCGCGCTCGCAGGCGCCGCCACGCACGCCGCCACGGGCGCGATTTCGAGCAAGATCACGGGCGGCAGCGTGTCCCAGGGCGCGGAACTGGGCGCGGTCACGGGTGCGATCACGGGCGGCATCAAGGGCTCTGGCATCGCGTCAAAACTCGGCAGTTCCTTGGGTTCGCAGGCCATCGGCAGCGCGGCCGTGGGCTTAGGGGGCTCCGCGCTCGCAGGCGTGGCCGGTTCCGCGCTAACATCCTCACCATCGAAATCGGGGTCCACAGTGGCAGACAGTCTAGGCAGCACCATCGACACACCCACCTCCACGGCCCCCGCGTCGAGCAATTCGACCTTCTTGAGCGGGCTCACCTCGGGATTAAGTTCGACGCTGGGCGGCTCTGGAGGCAGTCTCGCGAATTCCCTGGGCACCGCGGTGGGTACCGCGATCCCGTACGCCGCGGTCGCCGGGATCGGGATCGAGCAGGCGCAGGCCGGCGAGGCTAAAGACGCGCAGTATTCCGCACAGCAGCAGGCGCTCGCGCAGCCGGCGCTCACCCAGTCGAACACGCTCCTGTCGAATTACAACGCGGGAATCATCAGCCCGACCGACCAAGCGGTGTCGAACACCATGCAGGCCCAGGGCGCGTCGACGATTCAGTCGGCGCAGGGGCTCTCCCAGATCGCGCAGACCGCGTTCGCGAACTACAATTCGGGAACGTTGAACGCGGCGGATCAGACTGCGCTCGATCAGACCGTGGCGGCTCAGAAGCAGCAGGTGGCGCAGCAGTTGGCGAGCGCCGGCATCACCGATTCGACGATCCTGGCGGCGCAGTACCAGCAGATCGACAACAACGCGCTGATCTCGAAACAGAACACCTTGAACTCGTATTTCAACACCGGGAACACGGCGTATAACGAGTGGCTCACGGCGACGACCCAGGGTCAGCAGACGATCCAGCAGGGCATGGAATACGCCTCTACCTCGCTGCAGACCGAACTCACGAACTCGATGGCCGAGGCGAACATCGGGATCGGCGAGGTGAACACCGCGATCCAGACGCAGATGACGACGGATGCCAACTACGCGAACCAGGTTTCGACGCTGCTGGGCACGCTTGCGACCGCCTACGCGAAACAGGTGGCCGGGCAGAAAGCCGGCACGTCGAGCAGCGGCGTGGGCTCGAGCGCCGCCAACGGCGCGGCGAGTGGCGCGGCCAGTTCTGCCGCGAAACTCGTCGCCGGAAACAACGCCAGCAATTCGGGCGGCGGGAATTCGGACGGCATTGGCGGCGGCGCCGGCACGGGATCAGGAAGTGCGCTGAATGACAACAATTACTTCAGCCCCAACGATTTAACAGTGCAGCAGTCGACATCGCCAACCGATGCGTTGAACGATGACAGTTTTTTCGACGCGGGCTCGCAGCAGGCACTTTCAGAATCAGCGCTTGGCAGTTCTGATGATGCGCTGTCGGAAGATTTTTTCACTCTTTAGTGAGATAGCACCATGCCCGACACCGACACGACGCTGCTCGATTCCGCCACGTTAGGCGCCGCTGACACGCTGGGGCAGAATCAGGCTGACCTCGCAACCGCGCAGAATCAATACGCCAGCGCGACCGCCGAACGCGATCAAATCATGGCGAATTTTGACCCGCAAGCGGTTGCGGGAGATCAACCGACGTTCAACGCGCCCACGCCGCAGGATCACTTTAATGACGTCATGAAGCAGGCGCCCTTCATGATGGCGCTGGGCGCGATCGGCGGGGCGCTCGGCAAGCAGCACGGGATCACCATGCTCGCTTCCACGAACGCCATGATGAAAGGCGTGGTGCAGGGCAGCGCGGACGCCTATAAGGACGCGCGCGACAAGTACGATCAGCAGTACCAGGATTTCAGGGACAAGAGCAAGACGTGGCTCGACGTCTACAAGGCGTACGCGACCGCGTACAAAGGCCAGTTGGATGCCGCTCAGAAGGCCGTCACTGCCGCGAACGCCTCGGTCGGGATCTATGAGAAGGCCACGAACAACTCGACGTCCCAGGTCGCGCACCTGATCCAGCTTCGCAAGTCCCTGGAGGTGTCGAACGCGAAGATTCAGGCGATGAGCCAGGACGAGATCATCAAGCAACTGCGCGAGGAAAGGCTGTCGCGCGAGACCGGGATCAAGCAGCAGAACGCCGATGCGAACACGACTCGAGCGGGCGCCTCCGTCACGAACGCCAACACTCGCAAGAGTAAAAGCGACGACAAGTCCGCTGAGATTGACGCCTCCACGCAGGAAGTCGTCAACATGGGTAACGATCTTGAGAAGCAGTTGAACGAAAACACGACTCTTATGACCGGCCGCGGTAGCACGCTGCGCCGCGGCGCCGAATTCGTGGGAACCGCCACTGGCATGACGGACAGCGCGCCTGCGACGAAATTCAAGGATGACGTCGCGCTCTGGCGCACTAAAGTCACGGGCCTCTTGAAAAGCAAGGGCAAGATGGGCGCGGACGAGCGCAAAGTGTTGAACGATGCTTTGAATGTTCTCGACGGCGCGACCAGCCGGCGACAGGCGCTCGATGCGATCAGTCAGGTCAACAAGCTGTTGAGCGGCGGTTTCAAGTCAAGCAACCGTTACACGCCAGGCTCAGGTCCGACGGCCGGATACTACAAGGACAACACGACCGGCAAGGTTTACAAGGGCACGCCGCCACAGGAGTGATGTATGGCGGAAGAAGTCACAGATCCGAAAATCTTGGCCGCGTTCGGCAAAGGCACCGATGCCCCTGCCGCTGACGGTGCGCAGCACGGCGAAGAAGTGACGGACCCGGCGATTCTGGCAGCCTTCGGCAGTTCTGGGAACGGCGCACCTGCGCCGCTCCAGCACCCGAATTCGACCCCGACCCTGCCGATGGATGAGATGCCGTTCGGCGATCAGGTGTCGCTCGCCGGCCTCGACAACATCAAGGAATACCAGCGGTTTTTGGGTCACAAGTACGGCGACAAAGCGGTCACGATGGACTGGAGCCCGGACGGTCAGCCGCAGCTCATCGTCCAGACCCCGCAGGGCAAGTACCGCGTCGGCGGCCCCTCGGACGACGGCCCCAGTTTCATCGCGAAATTGACGTCCGATGCGCCGGAAATCGCCGGCACGATCGCCGGCGGAACCATCGGTACGTTTTTGGGCGGCCCTGCGGGCACGCTGTTAGGCGCCGGCATCGGCGGCAGCACCATGCACGCGGTCAAAGAGGCGCAGAAGGCCGCGCGCGGAGAACTCGACAAGACGCCGACCGAGGCACTGACCGCAAGCGCACTGTCCGCCGGCAACGCCATGCTGGGCGAAGGTGGCGGGCAGATCGCGGGCAAAGTGGTCGGAAAGGCGCTCACCGCGCGCCTGCCCAGGTTCATCACTGGCGCAACAGAGGAATCGGAGCAGATGACCCGGGCCGCCATGCGCGCGGGCGCTAAGCCCTCGTATGCGTCGATGGCGCCTGATGCGATGCACCTGCGGCGAATTGAGGCGATGGGACAGAAGCTCGCCGGCACCTACGTGCAGCAGGACAAGGCCAACATGGCGTTCGTGCGCTCGGAGCTTGCGAAGAAGTTGAAGGGCATGGGGTATCCGCCCGACCACATCGACGAGTTCTTGAACACCATCAGCGGCCCGGAGCATTCGGTGTCGAACACCGAGGTGGGCAATGGGTTCAAAGCCTCAGTTGAGGCTTATCGCAACACGCTGGTGACGGCCGTCGATGACAGCGCCGCAGCAGCCGATACGCACATCGATGCGCAACTGAAGGCGTACACCGACAAAATCGAGGCGTCGAAACACGGCGATCTCACGGGAGATTTCGCCGCAATGATCGACAGCGCGAATCAGGATTTCAAATCGACCGCCACGAAGCTGTATGACCGCGTCAACACGCTGGTGGGCAACGCGGAAATCGTCCCGACTGAACAAGTCGCGGCCGAAGCGCAGAAAATCGTCGATCTGATCCGCAAGACCTCGCCCTCACAGGTCAGCAAAATGGTGTCTGATCTGTCGAAGCAGGCCGGCAAGCCGGTCAGCGAGGAAGATGCGATTTTGATGTCTGAATTTGGCCTTGAGCTTCCTCCTAACGGCAAATGGAGTTTGCCCGCGGCGCAGCGCCTTCGCACCGTGTTGCGCGACAAGGCTCGGGGAAACAAGGTGCTGCAGAACAATTCGACCCAGCATGATTATGGTCAGTTGGCTTCTGCGGTTGACCGCGCAATTCAGGACGCGGCGCTCGATCCGCAGGCAAAGGCAGGTGTCGAGGCGCTCAACAAGGCGGACGATTTTTGGAAAACGAACGTCCGTAAGTTCGACGATGCGAAACTTGACACCATCATCAAGAACATCAAGGGCGGCGCACCGCCGGACCCGGAAGCGCTGGTGAAAAGTATCACGAATGCCTCATCCGCGCGTATCTCTCGCCTGCGCGATCTGGTCGGCGACGATGTGTGGAAGCGCATCCAGGGAACGCACATCGAGACCTTCATGCGGCCGTTCGAGACCACCGATTTCGACGGCACGAAAATCATCGACGGCATGGCGATGATGCGCGAACTGCGTTCGGGCGACATCACAAAGCAGATGGACGCGATCCACGGAAAAGGCACCGCTTACGAAATGGAGGAAATCGCGAAGCTGATCGCAACGCGGCAGGGGAAACTCGATCCTGCCATCCTGATGCGCGGCGGCCCGCGGGCAGCGCTTGAAAAGATGACCGCGGATAAGGCGCGTCTCGATGAGTACATGTCCAAAAACGCGCTCAGGATTCTGGCCAATCCCGACATGACCGGCGAGCAGGCGTACCAGTGGATCGCTCGAGGGCATGAGAACGGCGGCGACGACTCCCGCATTGCGGCGGTGGCGGCGGCGTTCGGTGAGAAATCCCCGCAGATGGCAGGCGTGCGGCAGGCTGCGCTGGAGGAAGTCGCCCGGAACGCGAGCCTGCATGCGATCAACCGAGGCGGCAACACGGCGCTCGAAAAAGCGCTGCAGCAATACAGCCCGGCGCAGTTGAAGGAGCTGTTCCCCGAAGGCATGGCCGAGGACATGCGCCACATCTCCGACGTCATCAAGTTCATGTTCCCGTTCAAATCGGGAATCAACCAGTCTGGGGACATGCCTGGCATGGCGGCCGGCGCGATCCAGGGGCACAAAATGACCCGGCGCCTGTACGAGACGGCCGTCGCCGGCATTATGCGCTTCATCGTGCTGCATCCTTCCGCGGTCAAGTGGATCGTCACCGGCCGCGAGGAAGGCGAAGAAGCATGGATGCGCGGCACGGCCGATCTCTTTCGGAAAATGACCCAGGTGTCGACGCAGATCGCCGCGAACTCGGCCGAGGACACGCAGGATCGGTTTGAGCCCGGTCCTGCAGCGCCCGCGGTGCGTCCGGGCCAGCAGCCCACCCCCATGCCCGGACCTGCGACCCTGCAGTGAGCAAGAAGCCAGCCGGCGATTTCCCCGAAATCGCGAAGGGAATCAAGGATATGATCGCGCTCGCGAAGACTTTCGACGAAAAGGCGAAGTCGATCGAGATCGCGATGAAATTCGAGACCATGAAGCACAAGCTGAAGGGGAACGAATTCGGGAAGGGATTCGACAACGGGGGCGAGGATGACGATTTCTGAACTCGCGCGGGTGGTGGACGTCGGCATGACGATCCTCGCCCAGCGCGTGTTGACAATTGTGGCGCTTTCAATGACTTTCGCGATATTCTGCTGGGCGATGATCGTAGGTGACTACCTTCATTTCTGGATCGCGGGGGCGTTTGCAGTGCTGATTTTCCTGCCAGTTTTGATGGCAGACAGACGACTGGAGGTCCGACGTGGCGAAGATTGAAAGCAGAATGCCCACCCGCAACACCAGTGATTTCGACCGCCATCCGCTTGAGATCGGCGAGAAAAAGGCGCTGCGCACATCGACATCGACCACCCTTCGCAGCCGTGAACCCACGAACCATCACACGGCAGCGAAAAACGTCAATTTCGTGTTCGATCACAGCGAGCAGATGCGCGTCTGGCCCGATGCCAAGCCTGATGCACTGATCGAGACCACGCGCACCGGGCTCAAAGACACGCTGAAAACCATGAACAAATCGGGAAAGCCGTTCGCCCTCGGCGTGAACGTCGGCGGATCGCCGGACCAGCGCGGCACGATTTTCTCCTCGAAATCGCCGAAGGTCAAAATCACGACATGAGCGACCAGGCGTTTATACCGCAGAGCAACACGTTCAACGTCACGACGTCGGGCACCACGCTCACGCCGTTGTCTCAGGTGGTGTCGTTTTCAACGCCTATTTCGGGCCAGCCGGCCGCGCAGGCGAGCGGGCTGTCGGTCGTCCCGCCGCAGGCGCGCATCGTCAACACGTCGACCGGCATCGTGTACGTGTCGATCACGGGCGCACCGCGCACCGCGGCGATCCCTGGCCCGTCGACGCCGTCGCTCGAGATCCCGATCGCGGTCGGTACGGCGACCGTCATTTCTTTGAATCAATATCCGGCCGCCGGACAGCCGCAACAGCTCTACATCAACACGATCGCTGTCGGCACGTCGGCCGCGTTGAATGTGACCTTCGGCGAGGGTCGATAGTTTTTTTCTCACCTTAAGGAGCGACCATGTCCACGGCCACATTTACGATCGGTTTTTCGCTGCAGTCTTTCCCGGCGACACAGGCGCCCCCCGCGTCCTTATCGCTCATCATCACGCAGCCTGACGGCACCACCGTCGATCAGACGCTGGCTGCGACCGCGACCACGGCGTCAGCCACCCTCACCCAGACCGGCGCTTATACGGCGTCCATCCAGGCGCTCGATGCGTCGTCCAATCCGATCGGGAGCCCCGTCAGTGCGTCATTTACTGTGTCAACCACTCCGACGACTGTGGAATTCTCTGTGCCGTCATCGCTCACGGCGAGTGTTGCATAAGGTTCCTGTCGCGCTCGGCGTTTACATCCGGGATTGATGATGGACGAAATGACCGCACGGCTGTCGAAGCAGCTTCAAATCGAAGAAGGCGTGCGGCTGCACCTCTACAACGACACGAAGGGCATCCTGACCATCGGCGTCGGTCACAACATTCAAGCGAACGGGATCTCGCCCGCGGTGGCCGAATTGATGCTGGCCGAGGACATCCAAGCGAACGTGGCTTTCCTGTCGAGGTACGGGTGGTTCACTGGCTTATCCGACGTTCGCAAGGCCGCCATCATCGACATGTCTTTCATGGGCATCGAGCGGCTTCTGCATTTCGTTCTCATGATCGGATTTCTCATGCACGCAAGCTGGGAAAACGCCGCAAAAGAGGTGACCGATTCACAGTGGTACAAAGACGTTGGGCCGACTCGAGGCATGCGCGTCGCCACCATGATTGAAACTGACCAGTGGCCGAAAGACATCCCCTTCTCGGAGACAGCGCTATGAATTTGTGGCTCATCGTTCTCGTCGTTCTGGTGGTCCTGCTGTTGGGCGTTGGCGGATATGGTCACTTCAGCGGCGCTCCGTGGGCCAGCAGTTACGGCACTGGCGGCATCGGCATCGGCACCATCCTGCTCATTGTGCTGGTGATCGTGTTGCTTCGCGGAGGGTAGTTGTCATGTGGGCATGGATCGCATCGCACAAGACACGGATCGCGGGCTACGCAGGGGTTATTTTCGGTTTCCTGCAGATGAACAGCGACGCGGTCAAAGCGCTCATTCCCGAGCAGTACCGCGGCATCTCCGTTCTGATCCTGGGTTTGATCGTCGCAATCATCGGGCACGTCAATGCCAATAGCAGCGGGCCGCCTGCTACTTGAGTTCGGCGGACTGATGGCGCTCTGCGTCGCGGTCGCCGGCTGGTGGGTCGAACACAATCACCATGAGGTCGGCATCGGTGTCGCTGAATGCCAGGCGAAAGTGAACGCGGCGATCTCGGCCCAGACGCAGTTGGAGATCCAGCACCAGACCGAGTATGAGCAGCAGTTGGAGGCTGTCGATGCGCAACATCAGGAAGAATTGGCCGCTATTGCCGGCCGCGTGGTCACTACTCCTGTGCGGGTGTGCCACGCGAATCCAGTACGTCCCGGCCCCGTGCCCCAAGTTCCCGCCGCCGCCCAAAATCAACCTGCCGGCGCCGGGGGATCTGTCGGCGGACCTGGAGACGATAATATCCGGCCCCAAATCGAGCAGTTCAAAGCCCGTGTCGAAATGATCGTTGCCGACTGCCGCGCCGCAATTGACCTCTGGCCTCAATAGGAGATCGACCGTGAAGACATTGAATCTGCTGCTGTTCCTGCTGCTCGCAAGTCTGCCCGCCCTCGCCGTGACCGGACAGGCGACCCTCACCTGGACGCAGCCCGCGACCAACGTCAACGGCACGCCGATCTCGAACGCCGTGACCTACAACGTCTATCAGGGCGCGCAGGGCGCGACGCTGGTCAAGGTCCAGTCAGGGATCAGCGCGCACACAGCGGTCGTCACCACCGGGCTCACGCCGGGCACCACGCAGTGTTTCGCCGTGACCGCGGTCGTCAACAACGTGGAGAGCGCGCAGAGCAACACCGCCTGCGCGGCGGTGTCATTCCCGGTGCCTGGCGCACCCACGCAGATCGTCGTCGTCATCAGTTGATGGTCAGAAAATATCCTCATTGTCGTCCGTGGCATCCACCACCGCAGCGAGTGCCGCCGGACGTGCAGGCTGCGCTGGCGCGCGAGTATTGGCAGCGGCGGGGGCTGGCGCCGCCGGTTCCGGCGCGCGTCGTTCCTCCCGCGGTGCAGGATTCTCTGATTCTTCCGCAGCCGCCACCGGTTCCGGCGCTGCCGGCGCGGGGGTTTTTCTGCTCCGTTTTGCCGCCTCTGGAGGCGTCTGGGACGCGACCACCCGGTCATCCGTCTGTTGGTTCACCTGTTCGATCTGCGCCGGCTGTGGAGCTTCTGCAGCGGCCGGTGCCGCTTCCGTAGCCGCCTGCGGGGTCATGTCGAACGTCTCATTGTCGGCGTTCAAGGTGGCCTCAAGCGATTCCTCGAACTTCATCGGGATGCGCTTGGCGCAGCGCCGCAAAACGGTCTTTCGGTAACCTTCGCTCGCAAACTGGGTCCACATCAGGGAGTCGGGCGCCCGGGACTGCCGGCGCACCGCCTCGACGTCCGCGCTCGACATGACTTCGCGGTACGGCGTATCGATGCCCTGGACCCGCAGGATGGCGTAGCAGCCGATCATCAGCCCGCGATCGGTGCCGAGCTTCGCCGGCTTGTGGGTGATGCGCTCATCGTCGCCCGCCTCATAGTCGAACAGGTCGTTTTCATACACGACGTTCGTGTCGCATTTGACGCCGACCTCGCCCAGCTTCTTGATGATTCCAGTGACCATCGGCATGAACTGGACCTTCTTGACCCACTGGTTGTTGCCGACCTTCGTGTTGAACACGACGAGCGCGGATTCCTTGCCATCGGGAGAGAGCCCGGTCTGCGCGCACTGCAGGATCGCGAGGTAGAGCGAATCCTTGTCCGCCTCGAGAAGTTCAGGCTTGCTCTGGATCGCGGTCATGGTCATTCGGGTGAACCGATCGAGATCGATGCCCTTCGGCAGTGACGTAGCTACCTTCGCCTTGAATTCCGGCGAACTGATCGTCGCCACCACCATTGCAGTCGAGGGTCTTTTCTGTTCGCTCATGTCTTCTGCTCCTTGGATTCTTCGATTTTCTCGTCAATGTCGTCCTGTGGACTCGCGACCGCGTCCAGGATTTCAGTCTCCTGATACTTAAACGCCTCGAACAATTCGGCGTGGCTCGCGACGCTGGTGGTAAAGAACTGCTCCATGAGCACGCGCCGCGCCTGCTCCTCCGTGGTCGCGCGCACGAAAATATTTTTCTTGCCATTCGCCTTCGATTGAATGATGTAGATGCGTTCCGTCACGATTTCACTTCCTTTGATTTCTTTGGGTATACCCTCAAATTGCGATAGCCCGCACGATCGTACGCCTTGACGTGCGCCGGGCCGACCGTGGAGGCGTTCACGGTCATGTCTATAAATAGCGCCTTTTCCGTGGTTCCCATCGCCATCAGGAGCGCGGCGCCAGTCGCCTTGTGATGCTGCTCCGCGGCGGACTTCAGTTTCGTGGCCTCGTCATGCTGCCATGCGAGCTGGTGCAGCCGATCGCCCGCCTCGTCCGCCTCCTTCTGGTAATCGAGCACCGAATTAGGCTCGGCGTACTTGTACAGTTGCCGGATGATGTCCGCATCCTGCGGGAAGGTCACGGGCGGCATGTGTCCGGCCGCGATCCCGCGCCAGAACTTGCCGATCTTCGCCTGAATCTTCGCGCCCACGTCCCAGTCGCGCGTGCGGGTGAGCAACACCTGCTTGTTGCCGCCGACCAGCACGCCGATCGCGGCCCAGTTGCGTTCGATCGCGTGAAGCTGGTGCTGCACCTGGATCTCGATGTGCGCGGGTGCCTCGTCGTCCTTCCAGTCGTTTTTGTAGACGAAGCCATCGACGTTTTTGATCTCAAGCACGCCAGGACCATAATCGGTGTAGAGGTTACGCAGCGTTTGATCGACCTCCCATGCCTTGAAATCGCCCTTTTCGGGATCGAGTTCCTTCAGCCCGACGATCTCGTAATCGAAAGAGGCGCCCATCTTGTGATCGCCGAGTGACGCATACCCTGAGATCGCGCGCACCTTGACGCCGTAATCCTCGGCGATGCCTTGCGCGATGGCGCGCTCCAGGCGCTTGCCCCAGGTCATGCGCTCGTTCTCGGTAAAGTCATCGAGCGTGGGGTCTTTCTTCAACACCGCCAGTTCAAAGATGGTCATGTACGGGGACATACCAAAGAGCGCGGCGGATTCGGTCGACGAGATGTGGCTTTCGCGAATCTTCAGCCACTCGTCGCGCGTTTTCGGAAACAACATTGTCATTTGTGGTTATCCTTGCAAATCGCCTTGTAGTAGCGACGATGCCAGTGTATCTTAATGATACACTTTTGCAAGGATGCCATGAACCTCTACGACTATCAGCAGGCGGCTCTTAACGACATAAGGCGCGCGTACCGCGAGAAGTGCCGTGCGCCGCTCCTGGTGTCGCCCACGGGGAGCGGCAAGACTGTGATGTTCTCCGCAATCTGCAAAGGAATCGAGGAACGCGGCAAGCGGGCATGGATACTATGCCACCGGCAGGAATTAGTCGATCAGATCAGTGAAACCTTAAACGAATTCGGAGTAGTGCATGGCATCATTCAATCAGGGACGATTCCGCGACCTAGCGCGCGCGTCCAGGTCGCGAGCGTATTTAGCCTTGTTCGCCATCTGGCACAAACGGCCGCACCTGACCTCATCGTCATCGACGAAGCCCATCACTGTATTTTACGCTCGACCTGGGGCAAGATCCTTTCCGCATTTCCGCAGGCCCTACTACTCGGCGTTACCGCGACGCCTGCGCGGCTTTCGGGCGAAGGCTTGGGCGACACCTTCGATCGACTCATACTCGGTCCAAGTGTCGCTGAGCTTATTGAGCGTGGTCGGCTATCCCCAGTGCGCGTATTCGCCCCCCCGACGATTGATGTATCGCAAGTGGGCAGCAAGATGGGGGAATTCATCAAAAGCCAACTCAGCGCCGCCGTCGACAAACCGAAAATCACCGGCGATGCGATCGCGCACTATCAGGCTATCACGCCTGGCGCACGTGCGGCCGTTTTCTGCTGCTCGCTCGAACATGCCGCACACATGGCAAAGGCGGCACGTGACGCGGGAATCACGGCTATCACGATTGATGGCCATACCGATAAGTCTGTCAGGCGCGCGATCATAAGGGATTTCAGCAATGGCCTCATACAGTGGCTCGTCTCCGTGGATCTCATCAGCGAAGGATTTGACTGCCCTGGAATCGACGTGGGCATCAGCCTGCGACCAACTCAGTCGCTTGGACTTTGGCTGCAGCAGTGCGGGCGGATTCTTCGCACTGCACCCGGCAAAAGCTGCGCGACTATTCTTGACCATGCCGGCAATTCACTACGACATGGTCTGCCGACTGAGGACCGCGATTGGTCTTTATCTGGAAAGGTACAAAAATCTGGAAGCGGTGAACGAGCGGTCAGCGTGCGGGTTTGCCCAAGCTGCTTTTCGGCTCAGCGAAGCGGCGGGAGCGTATGCAAACATTGCGGAGCTGCTTTCCCAGTTGAGCCACGAACTGTATCCCGACAAAAAGGCCAGCTTCAGGAAATCACGCAGGAGGAAATCGATGCGCGTCGCGAGCGGCAGCGACAAGGTCAGGCGAAGTCGCTCGAAAACCTGATTGCGATCGGCCGCACGCGCGGCTACAAGGATCCAGAAGGATGGGCAGCGCATGCGATGGGCGGGCGCAAGTGGAAACGAAAGGAAAAATCATGAACATGAGCGACACCTACATCTGCGCCGTCTGCGGCGAGACGTTCGACAAGGGTCTCACCGACGCCGAAGCGGCGGAGCAATTCAAGCGCGAGTTCCCCAGTTCTTCCCAGACCGTGCCGCTCGCAGAGACCGACTTGGTCTGCGACGACTGCTACCAGGAATTTTCAACCTGGGCCAAATCCGTAGGTTACGAGAAAGGCAAATGAAGCATGAAGGTTATTATTGCGTGCGAATTTTCGGGTGTTGTGCGGCGAGCATTTGTGGAGCGCGGGCACACAGCGTGGTCGGTCGACATACTGCCCAGCGAGATGCCCTGCGAGTATGGCGGGGAAGATCATATCCAGGATGACATTTTTGATTTTTTAGCACAAATGCATGCGGATTATCACATGTTTCCTGATTTGATGATCGCATTTCCTCCGTGCACGCATCTTGCTGCTAGCGGAGCGCGCTGGTGGAGATACAAAAAAATCGAGCAGCGGATGGCAATCGAATTTGTACGCCGATTGATGCTGGAAGGCATACCGAGAATTGCAATTGAAAATCCGGTCGGCATTTTATCGACAGTCATTCGCCCGCCTGAACAGATTGTGCAACCTTGGATGTTTGGCGATCCGGAATGGAAAACGACCTGCCTCTGGTTAAAGAATTTGCCTGCGCTGCGAACTATAAACCTCGAGCTTGCGCCGAAAGATCCCGGCGGCGGCAAGCGACCCGGGCGCCATTCCTCGAGAATTCATCGAATGTCGCCAGGTCCAGACCTGGCCAAAAATCGCAGTCGCACGTTCCCCGGAATCGCCCGCGCTATGGCTGAACAGTGGGGAAGTTTATGAAGGAACGCGACATCAAGGCCGAGATCATGATCGACTTGTCGAACGACAACGTGCGGCTGTTTCGGTTTCAGTGCGGAGAATTTCAACTGATCGACGGCCGGTGGATCGCAGTCGGCATTCCGGGCATGTCCGACCTGATGGGATGGACGCGCGTGACGATCACGGCGGAGATGGTCGGAAAAACGGTGGCGGTGTTTACGTCGCTGGAAGTCAAAACCGATGTCGGACGGTTGCGAAAAAAACAGCAGTCGTGGCTGAACGCCGCTGACGCCGCTGGCTGTGTGTGCGGTGTCGCACGCTCGGTCGATAACGCTCGCAACATTATTGAAGAGTTTATAGACCATTTGTCGTCTCGATCATGATTCAACCCTTCCGTGAGTCTGCGAACAACAGGACGTTGCGCCGCCTAATGAAACGCCACAAGAAAAACTGCCGCGAGATCGCCGCACTGTTGGGTTATTCGCACGTCACGGTGCGAATGTGGCACGCGGGCCATCGCCCAATGGCGGACTTTGCCGTCAAACTGCTGAAGCTGTCTCTGCCGCGATGAGCTACGATTTCGCGGGCTTGAACGCGCGGCTGCTCGACACGTTCCGCGAGCTGATGGCCGAGTGGCTGCCAGGCGGCAAGACCGTGGGCGCGGAGTATGTCTGCGCCGATGTGCGTGGCGGTGCCGGCAAATCGCTCTCCGTGAACATGCAAAGTGGGAAGTGGGCGGATTTCGCCGGTACGGTCAAAGGCGGCGATCTCGTCAGCCTGTACGCGGCGATCCGCGGCGTCGATCAGGGAGAGGCATACCGGCTGCTGGGAGGCGATCAACAAGTGAACGGACACGCGACATTGAAGGCATCAGCGCTCGCAGAACCGCCCGACGATGCCGCCATCGAGGTCCACAGACCGCCCAACGTCGATTTTTCCGTGCGTCTGTTCACGACGCCAACGCTGGGCACGCCGTCGAAAGTCTGGGTGTATCGCGACGCGCACGCCGAGCCCCTGTTCGTGGTCGCGCGGTACGAGACGAAGGAGGGTAAGCGCATCCAGCCCTGGATCTGGAACGGCCTCAAGTGGCAAATGAAGGGGCACCCGAAGCCCCGGCCGCTGTACGGGTTAGATCGGCTCGCCGCGATCAACAACCCGGTGCTGCTGGTGGAAGGCGAGAAAACCGCGGACGCGGCGCAATTCCTCTTTCCCACGCGCCCCTGCATCACGTGGTGCGGCGGCTGCGGGCAGGCGATGACGGCCGACTGGCAGCCGCTGGCCTCGCGCGTGGTGACCATCTGGCCCGATAACGATGAAATCGGGAAATCGACCGCCATGAAGATCGCCGCGCGACTGGTGTCGATCGGCGCCACGGTCACGATGGTCGATCCATTCGAGTGGCCGGAATCGTGGGACCTCGCCGATGCGCTGGAGTCAGGCACACCGAAGGCTAGGATTTTAGAGTACGCGAAGACGCACAGCCGCGCGATCAAGCCCATCGAGGTGCGCGAGCCTAAAAAAAAAACCGTGGCTGCGACGTACGAGCAGAAGCCGATCAACGGATCGCTGTACGAAACCTGGGCGCGGCACAATTTCGTGCTGCGCTCGAACGGCAGGCCGTACGGGAATCACGCGAACGTCATCAACGCGATCCGCGCGAAGGGTGATATGGACATCTACTACGAGGAATTCACCGAGCGCATCATGATCGGCGATCAGCCGTGGACCGAAGCGCACGCAGGGGATCTTACCGTGTTCCTGCAGATGCACTTCGGGATGCCCGACATCTGGCCTAACGTGGTGCATCGCGGGGTCGAAATCTACGCCCTGCAGCGACGTCGCAACAAGCTCACGGACTGGCTGCGCGGGCTTGAGTGGGACAAGGTGGAGCGCATACCTCAGTTGATGTCGCAAGGCTTCGGCGCGAAGGAGACCGAATACACCCGCGCGGTCGGCCGCTGTTTCATGATCGGCCTCGTCGCTCGAGCCTTGAAGCCCGGGATCAAGGCCGACTGCATGCCGGTATTCGAGGGCGCGCAAGGCGTTTACAAATCATCCGCGCTGTCGATCATCGGGGGCGATTATTTCGTCGAGATTCATGAGAACGTCAACAGTAAGGATTTTTACCTGACTCTGCGCGGGAAACTGTTAGGCGAGATCGCCGAACTGGAATCGTTTTCCAAGGCCGACATCCGGAAAGTCAAGAACGTGATGTCCACCCGCACTGACACCTACCGGAAACCCTACGAGCGCGAGGCCGCCGACCACCCGCGCGCGTGTCTGTTCGCCGGCACGACAAATCACGATGACTGGAACACGGATGAGACCGGCGCCAGGCGCTTTTGGCCCATCCGCTGCGGCATCATTGACCGGCAGTGGCTGAAAGAGAACCGCTCGCAGTTCTTCGCCGAGGCCATCGTCCGCTATGAGCGCGGGGAAGACTGGTGGACCGTCCCTGAGGAATCCGCCGGCCGGCAGCGCGAAGCTAGGCGCCAGATCGATCCGTGGGAAGGCCCGATCCTTCGATATGTTGGATCGCGTGATGTCGTGCACATTGAGACCCTGCTGTCCAACTGCGTAGACCTCAAGGTGAGCGATGCCAACATGCTGCACGCACGACGCGTGGGCGCGATCCTGCGCGCGAACGGATGGTCCAATAAGGTGCGCTGGATGAACGGCAAGGCCGAACGACGCTGGCGCCGCGAGGATGATACGATCCCGGCAGGCAGCCAGGAGGTGATCGCCTATGAGACGAATTCCACGGATAGCGGCATTCTGTAGCGTGATTCTGGGTGCCGTGGGCGCGCACGCGCAGACGTCCACGAAAATCAACGTCCCGATTACGATCACCCAGGACACGAACGGCGCCGTGACGGTGACCGCGCAGGGCACGACGATCGTCATCCCGCCCGTCAGCTCATCGACCGCGCCCCCGCCTGCCGGCCAGCCGCCCGCGCCCCCGCCACCGGCCGTGCCACCGGCAGGAGGCCAAACGTCCTGGATTTATCATAACGGCGTATTTCTGTGGCCCGGCGACTGGTCCGGCGCCGTGTCCAGCATCAACTACGCGGACACGGTCGGGAAACCCGGCGCGAAGGACATCGCGTTCAGAACGAACGGCGCGTTCGGCTACTGGCTCCCCTACGCTGCGATCTCGAGCGCGACGCACCAGCCCTCGTTCGACACCACGCCGTACCATCACCTGACCATCTCGATCAAGCCCACCAGCTCATCACAGACGTACAGCTTGGGCGCGTACCGCTACAGCGTGTCGAACGGGCAGTTCGAGGGCGACATTTCGACCGGCGCCGGGGTCACGAACGTGGGCGTTTTCTGCGTCCCAAAACTCACTTCGGGCTCATGGTCTGTCTGCACCATCCCGCTCGCAAGCCTGCAGGCCGCGAACTTATCGACCTTCTACAAGTTCATATTTCAGGATCAATCCGGGCAGGCTGGGCTGACCACCTACCTTGATGCCATCGGTTTCACCCAGTAGCCGATGAAGCGCGTGGACCTTCTCGCGCGCGTGGAACGCGCCTACTGGCGCCGTCTGTTCCGAATGCATGGCGGAAACATCCGGGCGATCTGCACCGAAGCCGGATGCTGTCGAGCGACTGTTTATAAGCGCTTGATTCGCTTAGACATCGACCTTCTGGCAACGCCGAAATACAAGGCCGGCCCCCTCACACTTGCGGGGGCGGCCGAGTTTCTGCGCTTTCCTGCGCGCGCGGGGGCGACTCGCGCCAAGCTCGAATCAGATCCGTGAGCATGCCCAGAATCAGCCCGGCAAGGTACATGCTGCCGGCCAGTTTCCACCATGCGACGTGAGCCAACCAGATCATCGTAGCGCCAAGAAGTGCCACAGCCCCCACCCCACCCCCGCCAGCAAGGCGATCGGCCGCCAGAACATGCCTTCGGAAGCCAGATAGGCCACGAACGAGACCGTCTCTCCCAGCAGCCAGAGGATGACAACAACGATGACGATGGAGGCGATCACGTGCTGACCTCGATGAAGTTACCCAGCGCATCGCGCGCGGGAAGGGTTACGGCCTCGATCCCGAACCAGTTGCGATCGATTCCGACGTGCCGCGCGCGATGCGCAGCCAGCGCGGCTTCAGCGACCGCGTACGACCGAAACGGCCCCTCGAATTTGTGATTCCAGTAGTCACAGACCGTATAGGCGTTGATCTGGGCGGCGTTCATGACCGGACCCCCACGACAGCCCACCCTTGGACCGTATGCGGCTCCTGGCGCCGCTCCCTGCGCCGGTTGTGCCCCTCGACCAGCGCTTCGATGATCGCCGTCTGCAGCCCGCGGCCGGAACGCAGCGCTGCCATCAGGCAGGCGTGCTGGCGGTCGGCGATGATGCCCTGCGCCAGTTCGTGGTGCAGTTTCAGGTGGTTCAGGTTCATAGACCCGCCTTCGCCAGCGCGGCGCGCAACGCGATCAATTCGGGTGCGATCCACGGTACCGGCGTGTGCGCGCTCATGACGCCACCTCGACGCGCGTAGACAGATCGTCGGCGAAGACCCAGTAAAGATCGCCGTTGAACGAGGCGCCGACCATCGCGGAATACGGCAGCGTATTCCAGTTCATCCTGACCAGCATCGCCCTGCAGGCTGCTTGGTGA